TACTGTCGCTCAATGTTGGAGGATGGGTGACTTTGCGGACATATTTAGCTCCGGCCACTGTCAGTGTTTCAATGCCAGGGATGATGGTGGTGGAATTTTCGGACATGATGGCTAAGTTGAAAAGATTAAGGGGTTGGATTAAGTTGGTGTGTTTAATTTGGTTGATTAATAACAATATGTACAATACGTCGTAGGTAGAAGAGACGTTTAGGGTAAAAGCTCTTGTTTAGTAACAGTTGTTAAGTCACTAAACTTGGCATTCAAAGAGTTGTGCAAAAATTGAAATAAAATATCAACTTTATCAGCAGATAGAGTCGGGTAGAACTCAGTGAGTGCTAACGCACCTAATCTTGCTTCCCTATTTGTTTTAACAGTTGATAGTCTACACCTTAATGATTGTAGTGCTTCGTAAAAGTGTTTCTGGTCTCGGTAATCTTTGCCGAGAAATTTCGCAGCATATCTGACAACATCGGGATATAGACCATTTTCAGTGCAAACCCATCCGGCGAACTCACCAGATTTGAATTGGTGCAGCTTGGTCTTATGTCCACAATGACTGAGGACTCTTTGCATTTTGTCAGAATACTTTGAGCTAACACATTTGATCGCACTATCATCACCTTTCCACAAAGACAGGATCGGTTGATCAATGTCTAAAATGGTCATAGTGAGTGCCATGTTCATTAGGGTGTTCTCACAAATAGTGAAAGGATTGCCTGAAAATTGCTTGCTATTTCCTTTGAGCTTCGTCTTGCCATGTTTATTATGATATACCATGACCCAGTCTTGTCTGAATTTGAAAAACCAGTCCGCTAGTAGTTTGTTGCAACCAGCGGCAGTCATCAATTCCCACATTATCTCGGTAAATAGCTTGTTGTATCTACTGTCCCATTCACTGTAGTCATTGCAAGTCCAATCGTAACTCTTTTCTTGTTCAGTCCATTGAGCAGAGAATCGTTTGTAAGTAAGATCAAGTCCTTCGTCGGAATCATGTGTAGCCAAGATTATGTTCTGAC